ACAGCTGCCGAAATCCGGGTTCCCCGGGAAATGAGCTTCATGAGGCTCCCTATCTCCCTTTTGAGGGAGAAGAACACACGGACCATGTTCCGTGTTGCACTCCTCGTACAAACGAGGGCATGTGGGACGCCTCCGCCCCACTTCTTTCTCAAATCGTATGAGAAGTTCAAGAGGACGGTGACGTCCCCTGCGCCTGTCCCACCAAGAGACAGGCTTGCAGCAATTGCTGCAGCGACCAAATTGGTCTATGGGAGGATATGCCTCCAGAACAACATCCCACGGGATGTGGATCTTGCACTCAGACGTGCAAAGATATCGCTCAGTGATTCTGCTGAGCTCAACAGCCCACATAAGGTGGGCGGAAAATACGAAGCTTTTCGTAGGATGTACCAGAAATCTCTGGGACAAGTGGTCAAAATGGTTGACCTTGAAACTGGTGACCTCACAGATGAGGTCATTGGTACTGATCTTGATCAGATGGGCACACGTGCCTTCCATTACTCCCTCTGGGAGTTCCTCCAAGGGAGGTTAGTTGACGTCATGACCGTCAGAGTCGAGGGTGTCCTCGAGCCGGGAAAAGTCCGGCAAATTACGGTATCTGATATATACCACGCGGTGCTACTGCACCCAATATCACATGTCCTGTTGGACATAATCAAGCTGATACCATCGTCAGCAAGCGGCGTCAAAGCCGCAAATCACGCGTTTGAATTCTACAAACGCCTCAACCACAAGAATCCTCGTGGAAATTTCATCTTTGATGAATCAGAACTATGGGTTCTTTCCTCCGATTTGGAGACGGCGACAGATTTCGCCAACCCTCACATTGTGAGGGTATTGTTGCAGGTCTTCATGGGACCACAGTGTCTTGGAATACCCAAGATATATCGGCTAGTAATACTGGCACTACTCACGGAACCAAGAACCGTGATCAACCCCCACTCCACAGGGTGGGAGGAATTCAAAACCACACGTGGTTGTCTGATGGGTGATCCCGTCACAAAAGTGGTGATGCACCTCATGCATCTGGTGGGTAAGGAAATTACCCTTAAACTCTTCCAAAAAGAGTAGCTACGGCAAACCGTGCTCATACCTCCTTGAAGGCGCGTTAGTCACAGACATGTCTGTGCGTGTCGGCCAATTGGCCGGCGAGCGTGCACAACGTACGCCCTGTCTAAGGACAGTAAGGGGTGGTTAAACCCACTCTGTCCAAATGGACGAAGCTGCGGCTTTTTTTTAAACTCGCAAGAACTCTCTTTCGAGATGACAAGCGCTTCTCATGAAAGCGAAACTGGCTCTTGTCCAGGCTGGGACACCTGTAAAAATGTCCTTTCTTCCAAGGGATTTCCCTTGATGGCGGTGTTGAGCACCACAAATAGGCACATGTGCCACTGCGACAGAAGTCGCGAAGAACACAAAACTGTGTTCGACTTTAACCTGTCCCTTGGGACGGATCTCTTCCACGGAAGAATTCCTGAGTTACCTCAGGTACGAACATGCTGGAACAGCATAAGTCTTTTCGAAGACAAACTCCCCCGTTTCTTGACGGGAAGAAAAAACAGGGTCCTCTTTGAGGACCTACCGACAGTACAATCTGCGGTCAATGTACTCTTCAAGGGTACGTATTGGGCCCAGAGGGTCACAAAAGGTGACACTGTCACCTGGATCGGTATTTACCGATTGCTCTCAGGGGAGCATAGTGGTAATGACCACAAGAAAATGGGGGCTTTGCCCCTTTCCCCCAAGGGGGTATCATACCTTAAGAATATCTTAAGTACAGTGGATGGCATGAACATCCAACTTTGTCTGGCATACCCAGATGTGGCCAGCATTCAATGCTGGAAGTTCTTTGACAATTCTGTCAATTGTATGTTCAAGAACCTCTTGAACGATTGGATCAAGCCCCATGGGGCCGAATTTGTCTCATACTATGAGAAAATGAAGTCCCTAAGGGGACAAATAAAGGAAGTATGCTTCCACCAACAGCGAACAGCTGCCGAAATCCG